GTTTGAGGTTGGGACACGTGAGGAATCGGCAATACCTGTGGCAAATGTGCCTGATGCAAACTGTGCTACATCACCATCGGTGTCTTCATCTGCAACTGGTACGCGGAATGTTTTTGCATCCACCTGCATACGGTTAAACATTGGAGCAACAACGAGCTGCTGTTCCATTTCTGTATAGATGTTTTGTGAGAAGTTGCTAAGGAACTGGTCAACAGTTGTAACAGCTTTCATGCGAGCACCCATTTTGGTGTCAAAGATGTCACGCTTGTTTAACAGTTTTGCAACTAGAACGGCGTTAGCCATGTCTTTGTCAGAAAACTGCTCTTTACGAGAAGCTTCCTGGTAGTGCATCTTAGAGCGCTGGAGTGCAGCAATCTCTTCTTGATACTTATTCATTTGAGCTTTAAGTTCAGCGACTTGCTCGGATTCACGTGGGGTATAGGCGGTATTAGAATCGCCATTTACCAGCATTTGTTGGTCAGCAGCGTCTGCTTCCTTCACGATAGCTTCACCGGTCTTTTGAACCAATTCAGCGACTTGAGGCTCAGACACTTCAGCACGTGGTGCTTCTTTTTTGATCTCCTCAACTGGCGCAGTTTGCGCAGCTTCGGTAAGATCGATTGTATCTACGACTTGATCAGCCATGATGTCGTTCTCCTTTGTAGAATGATCGTGAAGCTCGTTAGTCAGACTTTGCTTAGAAACTGTGTCTTCACTATTTAGAATTTTTTTGACTTGTGAAAGTTCATCTGTTTTCACATTAAGAACATTATCACAGTCTTGACCGTTAGCGTCAATCTCTAAAAATTTATAGATTGGAGATTGGTCGGTTGCGATTTTTGCGACTTTAAACATTTTTTCTTGATAATTTACAAGATCGCCGTGTTGAAGTGCACTTGCGTCTACGGAAAGCAAGTTTGTGAACGGAATTGATTCATTAGGATCAGCAACGTGTAATTGCTCTTCCTCATCATCCTTTTCAATGTCAGTATCTGCTTCCTCGGCTTCGGCTTTGACTTCGACTTCTTGTGCCTCAGTTTTAATCTCTGTGGCATCAAGAACTGTTGTTTCAGAATTTTCTTCAACAAGTTCGTCAGATTTTGAATCTGTCATTGCTTCCTCCTCGGTTGGAGACAACGGACGTTCGTTAACAACTTCGCCCTCCTCCATGTTGTGAATTGGAACACCTGCCATTGTGATATCGTGAGTATGACCATTGGCCTCCATCACAACACCTGCAACAACTTTATGAGCGTGGTTTTGCATATGAGATGCGTAGGTAGTTACACCATTTCCCATTTCATCCATTTCAACTGTATGATAATGTCCATCGCTCAAGTCAGTGATTCCTGCTTTAATTTTACGCATCTTCTTAATTTCTTCAGTATCAGCTTCTTTTAATGATTTCTTAAACTCATCAAATTCTGCATCTGATTCAAATGATTTACGAATTGAAAAAAGCGAGTCTTGGTTACACGGTACTGATACAACAGAGATTTCTAATAATTCAACATCAGTAATTAACATTGAATCATCTTCTCTATTATATTTACCATCTTTAACTCTAAAACCTACAGAAAAACTTTTAAGAGCACCATCTTTTATAAGAGTTTGTACTCCGTGCGTTTTTTCAGCAGCTTCGCTGATAGCTCCTTCAACATAGATTCCTTTTTTATCAACTTTAATATTTTCAACACGACCTATTGGGCAGTCATGTTTATGTTGAAAAAGAAGAACTGGGTTACGACGATAGTTTTCCACACCTTTAGCCCAAGCCTCAGCAGTAACAATATCGCCAGCACGATCTTTAGCTGTAGTATTAGCATAACCTGCAATTTTTAACGCTTTTGAGCCTTTTTTATACTCTTTAGTTTCGAAAGCGCTGTTTAAATAAATAGTTTTATTCATCTGGTAATTCCTCTATATCAGTAGATTCCTCTTGAGAGGGTCTTCCACCTTGGGTAGCGTCAGTCGCACTACCTGTAATGTTTTGTGGTATCCTTATATTATCATTATTTTCCATTTTTGGAAATCTTAATCCTTCACGAGCTTCATTTGGGGTAATAATTCCTGTATTAACGAGCTTAGAATAGTAAACTGCTTGTGTTCTATTATCTGGTTGTAGTGCAGGAACTGAAAGTCTATCAGGACGGATTTCAACTCCTCCATTAAAGAAATGTGAAAAGGCAGAACAAAACTGATTTAGCAGGGGTAAAACTGTGTGAAGGTAGAATAATTTTTGATTAGCATCAATATTAGCATTATTACCTGATTTTAATAACACATATGGAACACCTAATGCTTTAGCCATATCTTGTTGGATGCGTTCAATAGAATTTTCAAAATCTAATTGATCAAAAGATTTTGTAGAAAACTCATCAATCTTCAAACCACCATCTAGAATGGCTGGGTTACGAGCTCCATCAAAAATTGTAGTATATGAAGCTCTCCAAGATTCTAACAAACGTTCTTTAACACGTTTTGATAAAATATTATCTGTTGTTAGTACAAACCCTGGAAGAGCATTGTTTTTAAAGAATTGACGTTGAAACTTAATCATATAATAGTAAAGCTCCATTAAGTTTAAAACTGGCTTGAGTTTTGATGTACCTCTGAAAATGGAGTTTTCGTTTTCAGCCATAACATGAATAATTTCCTGGGGCTCAAATCTGATTGAATCTGCTTTAGTGGTTTGTTTACCTCTTCCAAATCCGTAAAAATCTTGAGATTGCTGATTATGAATTAAATAATTGTAGTGAGACACAAATGTACGATCATCAGGAACTACTTCTACATCGTTAGCAGGAAGTAAATAAAGATCACCACCATCATAGTAGAAGAAAGCATTTCCATCTAGTTGAAAGTCTAAAAAAGCTCTTCTGAATAAACGAACTCTATCCTCAAAAGGATTTGGTTTGATATTAAGCAACTTGTTAACTTTTTTAGCAGCTCCACCCTCAACTACAAAAGGAATTTCACACATCGCATTGATTATCATATCAACTGAACGATGAATGACTTCAATCTCACGATAAGCCTGTTCAAAATCAACAATAGTCTCAGGAGAAGCATAAGGCTCTAAAGAAGCTATAGAAGGTTGAGCTGGATTGAGCTTCAACACATTAGCCACAAATTTTCTTATACCTCTTAAATCGTCATCTGCCATGTTTTTCCTTTTGTATGTCTAACCAATTTACAATTTTTAATGCTAAATGATTTGAATATCTTTGTCCATAAATAGTGTGCAAACGCTGGTGATGTTTTTTGCAAAGTGTAAATAAGTTGTGATGGTCTAAACTCTGCTTACAGTCTACCGCAAATTTTTCACGGAGGGAAGTAATTTTTTCAACAGTATCAATTTCAATCACTTTATTTTTGATACACCACTCATTAAACAGTTGACTTATGGAATATATATGATGCAGCTCAAGACTATCTTTTGATCCACATATATAACACTCATCACGTAGTTTGTAATCCTTTTTAATATAATCTCTTATATACTTTATTGGAAATCTTTTTAATTCAGACATTGTTCAATCACCTCCCATCTTAGTTTATAATGTTCAGGGTCTCTATTAAGACCCACTTCTCCTTCAGGTAAAGGTAATACTTTTCCACCCACAGTCTCTAAACTATTTAAATTATAGTATTTTTTAATTAAATAGCTGACAATAATATCATCACCTCGCTTAATTTCTCTAAATTTTAACAAGTCTTTTTTAATGACATTAAGTGCTTCTTGTTTTACCAACATAATTGACCCAACTAGAAAATCAACTCTTGAGTTTGTACACCAGTGATCTTTTAAGTCTTTATACTTAGATGCTTTTTCAACCCCAGATTTACCATAAATACCAATTAAAGGGACGTTTTTTGATTTTAGCTTTTGAATCAAAAGAGGTGAGGGTAAGAGATCATCATCTAAAACTAATTTAAATTGTTCTGGATAGTCGTAACACCTAATCCACCGTTCAATGCACATTTTATTTTCACTGTTGTTTATTACATCTACATTACGAGATAGATATTTAAAAGATTTATTAGGATTATTATTAACTACTGTGATTGGTAGTGCTCGATGAAATGTATCACAAATTGCTCTTACATTTTCAGGCCTCTTATAGTTTAAAATAATAATTCTAAGCATAAATAGTAATATTACTCATTTTTTGATGCGTGTAGATAGCATAGCGCACAGCATCACATGGGTGCGAAGACCAATCATGGATTGGTTTTGGTTTTTCAGTGTTTGGATTCCACTTATATGCACTCATAGCAGAAAAAGTATGTCTTGCACCTTCTGTATCAAAATACAATCGATCTTGTTCAATTAACACTTGAAGAGAGTTGATACCGTCATTCACTGATTTAATGGCATTTTCGCAATATATGTCGTAGTCATAGGCAAAATCAGCTTTTACTTGTTGAGCAGCAGAATCAATATAAATTGTATCAATATTCCATTCATCAATCTTATCTTGGATTGCAGAGGCAAGTTCTGACGTAGTAGATTCTTTTGATACAAACTCATCAATTATAAAATAGTTTTCACCATCAGTACCAATTACGACAAAAACATTCTCGTCCCTATATCCGACATCAAGTCCACCAACTACTTCAGAAAATCTTTCACCAACATATTCACCTACATGTTTTTCCTCGTCTAAATCAATATAAACCTGTGACTCTGTAGTTGTCCATTCACACTCATACTCCTGTAAATAGAGTGCCCTTGTAATAGACTTACGGGCCTCCTCTACATCATTTTCAGATAAAAGTGGGTTTGAGCGCCATGTATGAATTGAAGAGGTCCAGTCTGGATATTCTGGATCCTCACCACGTAAATAATATTCATACAAATAATTACCCTTGCCTCTTGGGGTTGAAATCCATAAACATCTAGAGTCTTTAAAAGTGGAAAGAGCAGGACGTAAATCACGAGTGTAATACTCATCATTAGGAATAATCGCCGCTTCATCCACAATTAAAAGATTCGCAGCTCTTCCAACAAGGGAATCTCTATTATTAGCAGAGAGCAATCTAAACACTGAGCCGTTAATAAGTTTTACTACTTTATCTTTTTGATTAAAACGATCAAGTTCAATTTCAAGCTGTTTAATTAAGTCTGTAACATAATCCCAAATGATAGAAGAGAGAGAAAAGTTTGGAGCAACGACCATTACTTGCTGACCAGGCTCGAGTAGTTTAGCAAAAGCTAAGATAGCTGCTGCATATGATTTACCTGTGCGACGAGCTGAAATATGCACACAAAAACGGTTAGAATCTAAATTCTCTACCATTGCCCATTGTGATTCATTAAACTGAACGGGTGTTGGTAGTTTGTCTAATAAACGTTGAATTTTAATTCGAAAAAATTTATTGCTCATCTAGGAAAAATGCTAATAATCATTGTGATGACGGAAACTAAGGTAACTGAAACACCACCTATCCATAACAAAGTTTTAAGAGAAGCTTTACCCTGTGTAGCCATTTCACGAATTGATGCTACCTCAGAATCTATGTTATCTATACGCTGTTCTAATCGGTGAAACATTGTGACAATATTTTCATAACGCTCTTCACACACAGCTTCATGAGCAGAAATGCCTGCTTTGTTACTCTGAGATCGTTCGTGTAAT